GGTAAACATCCACAAGGATCTGGTCAAACTGGAGAGAAGAGAACAAGGGGAACTAAATTATCCAAATCAAACAAAGATAGGAACATGCATTATGGCAATTGATTATGACGACTCCAATTGGAGAGAGGAATACAGAGGGTATACCTCATCTAGATATGAGTTAGATCTGCTTGAGAATGGACCTAAGAGTCTATCTCAATCATGGATGATGGGTGCATTACATAACAAGTGGAAGAAGATGAAGGGGTATAAAGATCCTGAACCACCTGATTGTTCTTCATCTTTCAAAGAATTTAATAAAAAGTATCAAGATAAATAGTCTGGTATATAGTATAAACTATAACCATGTCTAGACTATTTGAAAATTTTATAGAGCAAGCTGAAGCTGAACAGGAAGATCCTAAGGCTAAAAGATTAAAGATGATTAAGAGGCAGGTCTTGCAGAAGAAAGTGCAAGCTGTTAGGCAAGGTGCTGGTGAAGACATTGTTGCGTCTTATGAACTTGAAGGTGAAATGGTAGAAGGTCTTAAACAAGCTCGTAAAAATGTTGGAGCATCTTCATGTTGGAAAGGTTATAAGGCAAAGGGAACTAAAATGAAAGGGGGAAAATCAGTTCCCAATTGTGTTAAAGAAGAAGAAGTGGATGAAGGTAAGAAAGGTCTTTGGGATAACATTCATGCTAAAAGAAAGAGGGGAGAGAAACCTGCAAAGAAAGGTGACAAGGACTATCCTAAGACTCTTAATGTAGAAGCAAAGGTAGATCAAGGTCGTTCGGATTATGGTAAAGCATCTATAAGAAACTATAGAAGGTCTGGACCAGGACATGGTGAACCAGCAATGTTTGATTCAGAAAATAAAAGAGGTAAGACTATTGATAAGCGTAGAGAAGAGCACAAGGAAAGAAGAGGTGTTAAAGGTGCAAAGGTTCCTGCATATAAGGTTGAAGGTTATCAACGCAATCCTGAAAGAGATACAAGAAGTGCAAAACAAAAGAGGATGGATGATCCTGATACAGGAATAAATTCTGCAAAGTTTAGAGAGTTCATGGCAGCTCAACAAAAACCATCTAAACCTAAAAAGAAAGTTCAAGAGGAACTTTCTAGGAGAGATAAACCATCTGCTAAAGCAAAGATGGCAAAGTTGGATGCTATATTACAGCGTAGAGAAGACAAAAAAGTATCAGAAAAACTTAAGACTGAAGGTGTCTTGACTGCTATTGGCAGAAAGAAAAAGACTGTAGAAAAGAAACCTCAGAAAGCAATGGATGCTGGTGCAAAAGCAAGAAGAATGTTAAAGAGAAGAGAACATGCTAAGTATGTTTCTGGTAGTGAGGACAATGTACCCGATGAAATGAGAGAAGGTGTTGGTAGTGCAGTAAAAGCAGTTGGTAAAGCTGCTGGTAAAGCAGTAGGATTTGCTGCTAAGTCTGCTGCTGGTGTTGTTGGTCATGGTGTTAATGCATTAAATCAACCAGGATATAAACCAAAACCTAAAACAGGTAGTACTGGTAACAAATCAGCAGGATTAAGTGCTGCTCAATCTCAGGCAGAGAAAGCAAACAAAGCAAGATTGGATGCTAGGAAAAAAGCAATAGTAAAAATCAAAGATGATAGAAGAGAAAGAGCAACTAATATAATGACAGCAGAGAAGGCTGCTAAGAAGGTTAAGAAAGAAGGTGAGGACAAAAAATTCAAGGCAGACTCAGAGAAACCTATTGTTGCAGAGTTACATGACATAGTTAAATCAAGAAAGAAGAAAGCAAAGTGCTCTAAATAGTCCAGAATTAATTTGAAATTTATGAAATGGTTGAAGTTGGAGTTTATGAAAACCCCTGGTTATATGAGGGTAAACCTTTCACTACTGATGATATTGGCGACCAGTTCGGTTTTGTCTACAGGATTACTAATCTCCAGACAGGCAAACAATACATTGGACGCAAATACTTTTGGCAAAAGCGTAAACCTAGAGGTGGTAAGAGAAGGGTTACGACTGAGAGTGACTGGAAAAAATACTACGGAAGCTCTGAAGAACTTAAAGGAGATAGAAAGTTACTTGGGAACTCGATATTCAAGCGAGAGATCATTGCCACCCAACCCACAGCAGGTAAGGTAAACTTTGAAGAGACTAGACAGTTGTTTCTTAACAATGTCCTGACAGAGAGCTTGACTGATGGGACACCTGCCTATTATAATAGTAACATCCTAGGTAGATACTACCGCAAGGATTATTATGATACATAATACTTTTGTTCATTCTTTTCATTCATTAATAGATCCTCCTAATAAAGAGGAGTTATTATATGCTTTAGAGAATGCACCACTTACTAAAGACCAGTATTTTGAATGGACTCTTAACTGTTCAGTCACCACTGAAAGATTGGATTTAGATCTTGATGTATTTTTTCCTTCGTTGGATTTATTCTTTAAAGATCTAGAAGCAAATGCTAATTTAAATATTAGTTTGCATGAAGTTTGGAGGAATACTTATTCAAAGGGATACTTTCAAGAACTTCATGACCATCTTCCTTTGCATCTATCTGGTGTGGTTTTCTTAACTGACTGGAAAGAAGGAGATTCTAAATTTTACTTTCATCATAGACATCAATCTGAAATTCCTAAAGAATGGAGAGATTTGTGTCTAGGTAGAAATAATTATTTCATTGAAGGTAAAAGAGGTCAGGTATTATTGTTCCCATCTTGGATGATGCATGGGGTATCTATTCATAAGTCTGATAACATCAGAAAAACTGTCGCTTTTAATTTACTATTCAATTCAAAATGAAAATCTTTTTAGACACTGCAGATGTCCCAACCATCCTCAAGCATTTTGAGACTGGATTGATTGACGGTGTAACTACTAACCCAACTCTTATCAGGAAAGGTGGAAAGGATCCAGAGGATGTGTACCGTGAGTTATCAATAGCAGGTATACCAGACATCAGCATGGAAGTTGTTGAAGATATGACCTTTGAGGGTAAGAGACTTGCTGCTGAGTACAAAGATGTGTGTACTGTTAAAGTACCATGTACACCAGAAGGATTAAAAACTTGTAAAGAACTATCTGACAACGGTGTCAGAGTTAATGTAACTCTTATTTTCTCACAGTCACAAGCAATCCTTGCTGCTAAGGCAGGTGCTGCTTATGTGTCACCCTTTGTAGGTAGAGTGGATGATAATTCATTCGGTGGTCTATGCTTAGTTAAGGATATTGCTAAGGTATTCAGGGAGCATATGGTAAGGACTGAAGTTCTAGCTGCATCTGTAAGAGATGTAAGGTCTGTAGGTAGGGCATTTGAATATGGTGCAGACATTGTTACCATGCCACCAACAGTCTTTGAGAAAATGTATAATCATATCCTTACTGATAAAGGATTAGAATTATTCCAAGCAGATTATGAGGCAGTAAGTACAAGTGCGTAGGCATAAATTTTTGTAAAAATATTATTGGGTTTGTCCTGGTTCACTGACTAAATAATGATATAATAGTATTTTATGGAGGTTGAATGACTAACCACAATTTAGTATCTTATAATCAACTAGCAGGTTCCTACGAGGATCCTCATAGTATGGAGATCTTGTCCGAATACTATGAATGCTTGATTGAATGTGATAAAGATCAAGCAGTATGCAAAAGAATATGTAGAGAAGTTTTAGCTTAAAAAAACATACCCTTGACTCTTTGAGTCAGGGGTATTATAATATGTTCAGCTAAATAAAAAAAAAGATTATTCTTATGGCTTTGTCCGAACAAGTAGAAGATTCAATGCGTGAGGCAGAGAGTAGTTTAAGAAATGCTTTATCGTTCGCAGCTAGAACTGAGAAGCCATTTATAGCAAAACATATAAGTGAGATGATTCATTTGATTGATGAACTGATTCACGCTGATGCATTCTTTGAGAAGTTAGACAGTGATCGCACATGTGATTGATGATCTTTTTGATCATGCCTTTATTACTTCATTAGAAGAAATTATATTGGATAGTGTTCCTGTCCATACAACTAATGTTGCAAACTCCAATTCCCACCCTAAAGGTAGGAATGGTGGAACGCATAGATTTTTTGGTACAGATATATTTTCAAGGAGTAGTATTAATAGAGTTGATTTTTTACATCCAAAAGCAAATCATTTTTTTGATGTCTTTGATGTTATTGAATCTGAATTTAATTCACCTCTTAAGCTGTTTAGGATTGATTTAAATCTTCAATTCTATGGTCAAGATGGATCACCTCATATTGATGAGGGTGAATATACTATTATGCTTATGAATAATAGTGAATGGAAACCAGAATGGGGTGGACAGTTTCAACTTATGTCTGACGATCAGACAACCGTTTTAGAAGAATGGGATTATGTATCAGGAAGGGTTCTTATGTTTCCTTCTAATGTACCTCATAGAGGTCTTGCCCCATTAGTCAAAAATGTATATAGATACAGTACAGTATTCAGAGTTACTATTGATGATTGATTATCCACCAGGATTGAGTTTTGATGACCAACAACATTTACTAGAGCATGGGTATGAATATACTCCTTTGCCTGTAGCTGACCCAATAAAAAAAGATAAAATGAACAAAGCAAAGAGTCTCTTTATTGAATCTGTATTAAAACCAGATACTTCTCTTCGTGCATGTGCTCATAATCAAGAGTGCTATAATGAATTGATGGAAGTACGAGACCATGTACTTGATTACTTAGGATATCATGAAAAAACCTAGCATACAGCAAGCAGATAACTTTTTTCCTTCAGAAGTTGCTGAATATATTTCTTCATTTGCTTATAATGGAACCCCTAATGGTACAGGATTTCGTTATGGTGAAGGTGATGGTACGGATATAAATGTTCCTACAGGAATGGTGCATGATCTATTTCATGCATGTCAAGATGAAGGTGTTCCTATATCAGATGATGCTAGGATGATATATAATAACTTTGTTAAATTTATTCATGTAAAGTATCCAGGATTTTGGGATACTTATAAGATCTATAGGTTGTATGTAAATGTATTTGCACCAAGAGAGCAAGCATATTTTCATCGGGACTGTGACGAAGAAGAAACTGATCAATGGACATTTCTTTATTATCCCATTCCAGATTTTGAGTGGCAATTAAATGATGGTGGTTGGACTGAGTTTGAGTTAGAAGAAAAAATTATAGGAGTTTTACCTGTTCCAAATACTTTAGTCAGATTTACTTCATCAATAAATCATAGAGCAACTCCATTTCGTAATGGTCATAGGTTTACTATTGCTATTAAATGTGTTAATAAAAATGAACCTTCCGTCAGAAAATAATCTAGCACAAGAAACATTTGATAGAGATGGGTATGTTATTGTAGATGATTTTTTGTTTACAGATGTTGTCAACGAACTTCATCAACTAGCAATTGATCATGAGCAAGTAGATGATCTGTATAGAGACTATCATTCTATTAATTTTGATAATAAAAAATTTCCATTTGAAATTCTTCCTGATGTTATTAATGCAATACATGTAACATTTCCTATGTTACATCCTCTTGAGTTTGATAGAGGATGGGCTTTCGTTTGTAATAATGAAGGTAATGGAGTCACCCCTCATGCCGATCCAGCATCTGTTAATGTTAACCTATGGGTTACTGGTAATGAATCTGTAGATGATCCTACTAAGAATGGTCTTATCATATATGATAAGCAAAGACCATCTGATTGGAGTTATGATCAATACAATAGTGATGTAGCTGGTATTAAGAATTATTTGCAAGAGACTAATGCTAAACAAAGATTAATTCCTTATCAATTTAATAGAATGATATTATTTGACTCTAGATATTTTCATAAGACTAATGGCGTGTCTATGAAA